GCAATCTGTGCAGGTGTCATTCTGGCAGCACGAGCGGCTGGTACGCACTTTGGATACTTGCCTGACTCGGCATCTGCCCTACCACATGGTTCAAACCCACCGCCAGATTTGGGTCTTGAAATATCAACCCATCTTTCTCCAAACCATTGCGTTAAGCTTTTTTGAATATCATCAATAAATTTCTTTTTCTTCTTTTTTGAACCGTAGCCCCGTTGTGGATTCTTAATACCAGAACCCATTGAACTAGTAGTTACTTCGTTAGCCTTTTCTTCATAGCCATTTACCCGTGCAGCAACGCCCTGCATTTGAGCTTTCATCTTTGCGGCTTCCATAGATTTCTCATCGCCAGCGGTATACAGATAGCACTTACCGCTGTCACCCCACTTGTATCCTGGCTTATCTCCATCTGAACATGAACGAATTGGCATAATCTACAATGTTACCATATTACTGATAAATACTCACAACATCAGCCTGCTCCCATCTTTGAACAGGAAACTCAACTCTCCAAAAGTAATGAGCGGCATCCTCCGATGAATATATAATTCGGGCATATGCCTTCTTAGCCCCTTCATCATAAACCGAACAATTTGCAAATGAGCAAAAGTATAAAGCTTTATATTGGTAGCTATCTTCTTGCCAGTGGATTGCGTTGACAACAACTAAGTTTCTATTGCAATAAGGGCAAATTCTAATTGGGTATGGAAAGTCTTTAATTACTTGTCCGAGGATCATCTCTTTCATCTCCATCATCATTAAATATTTTTTTTCTTAAAATATAATTGATTACTTCATCAATTTTACTTCTTGCTATTTCTACACCATCCATCAATGCATTAAGTTCTTCAATAGACATTGGATACTTATCATCTGGTGACATGATAACAAAGGCTGGAACAAAACTATCTTCAAAAGGCACAGCCTTAATAATAATCTGGAGAGACTCTATATCCTCCAATTCTACATCTGAGTTATAGCTTGTTATTCTCATCTATTCCTTCTATTGTTAGAGTTAGGTAACTTAACAGGTACTTTGTTATTCTTTACTTCTTTAAGATTTTCTCTGGTTTTAGTATCAGGTGGTTTGATTAATCTAATCCATTGATATACCAGTATTGTTATAATACTAGTATACAGAGTTATATCCTTGTTTAATAATTCATTAAACGAATACCTAAAACCAAATGATGCTACAATTGTCCAAACACCCCAGAAAAAGAAATTTGTCATATGCAGAGCATATCAGAAATTTATATTTTTTTTTACTTCCATACACATTTTTTTATAAAAGATGGTATGCTTACGCATGCAAGGCGTACTAGCATACTAAGCATACTACATATACTTATAAACTATATATAACTATATACCTAGTATACTTAGCATACAGTTTTCAGATAAGAAGAAAAGTGATATGGTGGATACATGAAAATAATTGCAATTGTTGAGTCTGACGACTACGGACCAGCTGCAATCATTGACCCCGATCATATTAGCGTAATGAAGTTTGATGATTTCTATCTAGCAGCAACAAGGTGTGTTTTTACCAATATGCCGATCAGTATAGAAATATCTGAAGAAACCGCTCATGATCTTATTAAAAAAGGTGTAAACTGTCTCTCTATGTCTTCCGATACAACCGTAATGGAAAATGAGAAAGAGTAACCTTTTTAATGAAAAAAATTAGTTGGTTTAGTCTTAATCATCAAGATGCATCTGGCGAAACTTGGTACAGCCAAGGATACTATAATGCAGCCATTGCAACTATCAAAGCTCTCCAGGCTAAAGAGTGCGCAGTGTTTTACACTCGTGAAGACATTCCCTTTCATGTTAGCTTCTGCCCCCCGACTTATTATCAAATGAAGTCTAAGTATAATGTTGGGTATACGCCTTGGGAGTCTACAAAGATTCCACCGCACTGGTTGGACAATATGCGTAAATGTGATGAAGTCTGGGCTACCTCAGATTTCATTAAAGATGTCTACATTAAAAATAATGTTAACGCTAATGTATTTACCATACCTCACGGCATATCAGAAAATTTTGCTGTTCTAGAGAGAGAACTAACTGGTCGGTTTAATTTCCTACATGTTGGTGGAGATTCAAAAAGAAAAAATGCACAGATGGCTGTTGATGCTTTTCTTGATCTGTATGATGGGAATGATGACTTTAGGTTGGTACTGAAATATAACAAGTTCTGTCTAGCAGAAGTATATCTAGATTCTAAACTTGTACCAGCAACCTATCACCCTCAGATTATTGCCATACCAGAGAACTTCGGTACAGATGACCTTGTTGCTTTGTATCACAAATGTCACTGTATGATTTATCCAACAATGGGTGAAGGTTTTGGAATGATTCCATTTGAAGCAATCGCAACAGGTTTGCCAACAATTGTTACAAACCTTACTGGCTGTGCAGATTTTGCAAAATATGGTATTCCACTTGAAGCATCTTTTATCAAAGCCGACTGGCAGGATCATTTGTATGATTGTGACACTGGTGAATGGGCAAGTCCTGATTACCAACAGCTTTTGGATTTAATGGAGAATGTTGTTAACGAGTATGATGATTTCAAAAAATACGCTTTAAAATCTGCAAAAATTTTGCATAGTGAGTGGTCTTGGGCTTCAGTCGCTGATAAGATTTTGACACGATTAGAATTTTACGAAAATTCTTTGTTGTAGTCCTTAGTATCAATTTTTGACTCAGGTTAGCCCGTAGTCTAAACTGGATACTCTTATCTATTGGAGGTATTGAATGTCCTTATTGTCACCTGAATTTATTGCTAGCTATGGATCTAAAACCCCACCTTGGGGCTTTGGCGGTCTTGGAGAAGTTGTTTTCCTTAGGACATATAGCCGCAAAATTGAAGGGACAGACCAAACAGAATCATGGGTTCAAACCATTCAAAGAATTATAGAAGGTGCTGCTGATATTGGAGTTCCATTCTCTACCGAAGACGCAGAACATTTGTTTGATCATATGTTTAACCTACGGTGCGCAGTGTCTGGCAGAGCCCTTTGGCAACTCGGTACGCCTCTTGTAAAACAGTTTTCGGGCACTTCATTGAATAATTGTTTTTATACAAATATTGAGAAGATTGAAGATTTTGAAATGTTGTTTGATTATCTCATGCTGGGTGGTGGAGTTGGATTCTCGGTAGAGAGATCAAAGATCCATGAATTGCCTAAAGTTAAAGCTGTTGCTTCAATTACAGCCGAGCGCACAAATGATGCAGACTTCATTGTTCCAGACTCAAGGCAAGGTTGGAGAGAACTACTTCATAAAGTACTTGAATCATATTTCAAAAATGGCAAATCTTTTACATACTCAACTATTCTAATTCGTGAATTCGGTACACCACTCAAGACTTTTGGTGGAACAGCTTCTGGTTCTGGAGCGCTAGTTGACGGGGTTGCAGACATTTGTAAAGTTTTAGATAACCGTGTTGGTAAAAAACTCCGTTCAATTGATGTGCTAGATATTTGCAATATCATTGGGCGTATTGTTGTTTCTGGCTCATCACGCCGTTCTGCGCAAATTGCTATTGGTGATCCTGATGATGTTCTTTTCCTTAAAGCAAAAAATTGGGGGTCAGGCAATGTTCCAGCGTGGAGGGCAAACAGCAATAATAGTATTTACGCAGATGCCTATGATGAAATTTTACCAGAACTCTGGAAGGGGTATGACGGAACAGGCGAACCCTATGGTCTTGTCAACCGCAAACTTGCAAGAACATACGGAAGATTGGGTGAAAAGTCCCTAGATTCATCTATTGAAGGATTTAACCCATGCGCAGAGATTGCTCTTGCTGATGGTGAGTCATGCAACCTTGCTACTATCTTTTTACCAAATGTTGAAAGTCTTGGACAATTGTTAGAAATATCAAAACTTCTTTATTTAATCCAAAAACAAATTACTCAACTATCATACCCGTATGAGAAAACAACAAACATTGTTAGAAAGAACACTCGCCTTGGTCAATCAATCACTGGAATTCTTCAGTGTGATGAGAAACAGATTAGCTGGTTATCTCAAGCTTATGATTTCTTAAAAGATTTTGATGCGTTTTACAGTAAAGAGCGAGGCTGGAATCATTCTGTTCGTTTAACAACAGTTCAACCATCAGGTACACTTTCATTGCTTCCAGGCGTAACTCCTGGAATCCACCCAGCTTTTGCCCCGTACTATATCCGCAGGGTTAGATTTAGTTCTGTTGATCCACTAGTAGATGCATGTCGTAAGCGTGGTTATAAAGTTACATGGGATATGGGATTGGATGGCAGAGAGGATCACACAAGGTATGTTGTGGAGTTCCCGTGCAAGTCACCAGACAATTCAATTCTGGTTGCAAACATGACTGCTCTTGAGCAATTAGAGTGGGTTAAGAAAATGCAAACAATCTGGGCTGACAATGCAGTTTCCGTAACAGTCTATTATCGTAAAGAAGAACTGCCAGCAGTAAAAGAGTGGTTGTCTAAGAATTATGATTCATCTGTTAAGTCGGTATCTTTCTTGCTGCATGTTGATCATAACTTCCCGTTGCCTCCGTATGAGGAGATTACTAAAGATGAATACGATAAGGTATTCTCTAAATTAGACTTTTCAACCCCAATTCATCAAAATGCTGCCAACTTGGATATTGATTTGGATGATTGTGCGACAGGTGCATGCCCTATTAAGTAACTATTGAGCAATTTGTGTACAACAATAATCTCTATTTCATTAAAACTGGTGTATACTGAAACATATGTCCGATATTGTAAAGAACAAGCGCATCTGGGTTCCAGATAGAACATTTGGAGTTTGCATTTGGATATTACCTGATGGGCAACCTTTGTCTGATGGTGATGGATTTTTATCTGCAGAAGGTTTTATTGGTGACAAGGATATTGAATCAAGAGTTGAGGCTGCTGCAAAATACTGGACTGGCAGTGAAGAGGGCGAGTTGGCATGGGTGCATGGTGCTAGAAAAGTTTCTGGCTCCGAAAGAGAAGATCAAATTGCAAGATTTCATGACGGTCTGATTCCAGACCCATTGGAAGATGCTTTTGACGGATTGAGGAAAAATGGAAAATAAAACAAC